CAGACGTTCAGGCAGCCTATGTCGAAGCGGGCATTGCGGCGGGCAACGGCACGGGCGCGCCGATTGTTACGATCAGCCGACCAGGCACGCCGTCAGGGCCAGAATGGAACCCTACGCCGGGCGCGCCTGTTAATCACGTATTCGTCGCCAAACCGTCATCCAAGGCATACACTCAGCGGACTGGCTTGGCATTGGGTGCGGGTGAGTTGGTCTATTCGCTGGTGAACCGCGGCGTGACGATCACCCCTAGCACATCGGATGTGCTGACAATCGACGGCATAAATTGGCCCGTGCAGGAGGTTATCCCGATGGACTCTGCGGGCTTTGTCATATCCTGGCTGGTGAAGGTCATGGGTCCGGGATCAGCCGCCGCGCAACTGTTCGCGCTATTTGTGCCGCAAGGCTCGGACGCGCTTATCACGTCGGACGGCGACACATTCAGGGTTAGGAACTAGCATGGCCAACTATGACTCAGCGTTTACGGGCGCGCAGATCGACGCGGCGCTTACCAAGGCCAATAGCGCGACGCAGCCGGGCGACCTTGGCACGGCTGCGACAACGGATGCTACGGACTATGCAACGGCGGCCCAAGGCGCGCTTGCCAATAGCGCGACGCAGCCGGGCGACCTCGGCACGGCTGCCGCCACAGCGACCGCAGACTATGCAACGGCGGCACAGGGCGAGCTTGCGGACAGCGCCACGCAACCGGGTGATCTTGCCACGGTAGCAACGTCTAACGAATACGATGACTTGACGGGCCTACCTACACTCGGCACGGCTGCCGCCACAGCGACCACAGACTATGCAACGGCGGCACAGGGCGAGCTTGCGGACAGCGCCACGCAACCGGGTGATCTTGCCACGGTAGCAACGTCTAACGAATACGATGACTTGACCGGCCTACCTACACTCGGCACGGCTGCCGCCACAGCGACCACAGACTATGCAACGGCGGCCCAAGGCGCGCTTGCCAATAGCGCGACGCAACCGGGTGATCTTGCCACGGTAGCAACGTCGGGTGACTATGCGGACTTGACCGGCCTACCTACACTCGGCACGGCTGCCGCCACAGCGACCACAGACTATGCAACGGCGGCACAGGGCGATCTTGCGGACAGCGCCACGCAACCGGGCGACATCGCGCTGATGGTGGAAAGTGACGTAACTGGCGTAACAGGCGCGAACGCAGTGTCCAATATCATGAGCCTCACACAAGCGGAATATGACGCAATCATCACGCCAGACGCTTCGACGATCTACGTGATTACGGACGCATAAAATGGCCCTGACACTCGGCACCACGCCACTGAACAAGATTTATCTGGGCAGCACGGCAATCAACAAGGCTTACCTTGGCGCGACTGTCGTGTTTTCAGGCGTGCTTGTGTTCCCGCAGACCCTCTATACATCAAACGATCAGGGCTTTGTCGTGGATGCCTACGCCACGTCGAGTCTTTGGCAAGATGACGCCGGGACAATTCCGGCGACGGCCCATGACGATCCCGTGGCTCTTTGGAAAGATAACAGCGGAAGCACGAACGGGGTGGATCACAGCACGGCGGTACTCGCCGACCGTCCAAAGTTGCAGATTGTGGGTAACCGTCGAACGATACTTTCGGACGGTATCAGTGATATACTGACGAGCGTGACCCGAGACTTCACAGGCAAGGATGTTTTCACCGCATGTTTTGCAATCAGGTCGCTGGACACAAACGGAAACTCCAACCCTGTCTGGGTTGCCCATGATCTTAATGACGGACTAAGGATTATCTATGCGCCCCGACGGTCGGATGGCCCTGTCTGGTTCCAGATTGACAACAACGGGACAGAGATTCTCGCTGCACCCAGTCCGACATATGATCCGCCGCTTGACATGGTGATCATCGTAGAGGGCGACATACCGAGCGGCACTCTTAAACTCTGGATTGACGGAACTCTGGTTGCCTCGGAAACAGGTGTCAGTTTCCGTCCGGACTGGCAAACAGGAGTTAGCCGACTGTTTAGCGACGAAGGTGTGTATGGCGATTTTGCCAAGGTAGAAATAGCGCGAGGAATGGAGATCAGTCGCGGCCTGACAGCGTCTGAATTTACAGACCTCTTAAACTGGGGACAGGCAGGTCTTGAGGCATTCGCGCCGACGATCACCTCCGCGCCGCAGATCACCGGCGATCCGGCACCGGGTAGCACAGTGACAATCGTTGAAGGCATCTACTCCGGGTCGCCTGCACCTACTTTGACACCTACGCTTACGCTTGATGGCGTTGACGTTACGGCGAACCTTTCTGGTCTCGACTATACTATACCGGAGGAAGCGTCTGCCGGTGAAGTTCTGGAGTACTCGGAGACAGCAAGCAACGGCATCTCGCCCGACGCGCAGGACAGCGTGAGCGTGACGGTGCAAGACAACGTGTTCACCCCTGCGTCCCTATTCGCAGGCGGCCAAGAAGGCTTGCTACTGGAGGCCTTTGACATTGATACGTTGTTTCAGGTTTCAGATGGCACCACACCTGTAACTGTGGCGACCAATCCAATCGGATACTTTGGCGACAATTCCGGCAACGATAACCACGCCACGCAAGCCACGGCTGCAAGGCGGCTGACATACCAGACTGGCCCTGCCCGCGCCACGCTGGACAAGGTTGATGATCGCCTGTCCGTTACAGTACCAACGGGCGGGTTTACAGGTACGATGGTTCTGGCAACGGATCAAGGGACGGCTTCCTACGGCGTGAACATTCCAGCGGGCGCTTATGACATTGGCGGCAGAAGCGGGCAGTATTTTCCCGGCAACGCAATCGTGGGGAAATTGATCCGCGACGGGGCTTTGAGTGCGGGGGATGCTGCTGCGACTGAGGCTTACTTTGTGGCAAACGGCGCGACTGCCAGCTATGGGGCGGTTACGGATTTTAGCAGCTATTGGAAAGGTTGGCGGGAAATCACCAGTTTCCCCTTAATTGACACGTCTTCGGGGACTAACTTCTTTGCGGCTTGGTCTTTCTGCACCAGCCTGACCAGCTTCCCGCTCATCGACACATCTTTGGGGACTAACTTTGGGCAAGCGTGGCGCAACTGCACCGGCCTGACAAGTTTCCCCCTTATTGACACGTCTTCTGGGACTGACTTTGATCTAGCTTGGCGTGACTGCTCAAGCCTCACCAGTTTCCCCTTAATCGACACATCTTCTGGGACTAGCTTTATCCAAGCATGGTTCGGCTGCACCAGCCTCACCAGTTTCCCGCTCATTGACACGTCTTCGGGAACTAATTTCAAGTATGCTTGGTTCGACTGCACCAGCCTAACGAGCTTCCCAGCTAATGCCTTCGACAATATAAAGGGTGGTAACTTTGCCAACGCATTTACAGACACCGCACTGACGCAAACCAGCATCGACAACATCCTAGTGTCGCTCGTGGCATCCGGCATATCCGCAGGTGTATTTGACCAGTCGGGCGGTTCAGCACCGTCCGCTGGTGGTGAGGCAGCAATCGACACACTCCGGTCACGCGGATGGACCGTCACAGTTACAGGAGGTTACTAATGAGACTAACAATCGCTTGCCCCGAGGCGCTGCAGGATGATGCAAACCAACTAGCAATGGTATTGGGCTACGGTCCGTCTGATGCAGAAACCTACGTGGCGCTGAACTGGCATGACGTGGATGGCGATCTCTACGCCTGCGCAAGCCTATCCGTGTCTGACACATTCACAACGGCGGCGCAGAGCGGCCTACAGCGCCCCGCTTGGGACACTGACAGCCACGTCAACATGGCAGGGGCCAATCGCGCACAAGCGGCGCTGGTGTTCAGCCTGACGCCTGTGACGGCCATGCCCGACAAACTGACCGCTTGCGCTGGTGACGACGCGCTGGCAACGCTCGCCGCGATGGGGCTGACGCAGGTTGAGGTGTATGTATGACAACCCGCGACACTCGCAAAGCGTTCTTAAAATTGCTGGACCAGACATGGCCCGGCGTCCGGTCGGAGTTTGTCGCGGCAATGCGACAGGCGCGGGCTGGCGTTGATATGAAGGCACTTGAGGCGGCGATTGGGCGCGGTGATGTGGACGCGGCATTCCGCGCGCTACGGTTCGATGCGGCCGATTTGTTCAAAACAGATACGGCAATCACTGCGGCCATGAACGCGGGCGGCAATTACCAGATGGGCGCGTTTCAGCACGCCACCCGCCGCGCGCCGAATGCCAGCCGCGTTGTGCAGTCATTCGGGGGCCGGAATGAGCGGGCCGAGCGGATCGCGCGGGACTTGGGCGCGCGGCTGGTGACTGAGGTGGTGGACGACACGCGCGTGATGATTGCCCAGACGATCCGTGCCGGGCTGGAGGCAGGCGCAGGGCCGCTGCGCACCGCACTGGACATTGGCGGGCGCATGACCAACGGCAAGCGGCAAGGCGGTCTGGTAGGGCTGCACAGCACGCAGGCGGGCTATGTCAACGGCAGGATTGACCCTATAACACAGAGGCTCATTCCGGGGCTGCGGCAGGAACTTGCAGACCCATCCACAGCGTCTCATTACTTCACGCGCACGCGGCGCGACAAACGCTTTGACGGGATCGTGCGCCGGGCCATTGCTGATGGCAGACCTGTGGCGCAGGCCGACATTGACCGCATGGCCGCGCGCTACTCGGACAAGTTATTGCGGCAACGCGGCGAAACCATTGCCCGCACCGAAACGCTCAAGGCGTTAAACGCTGGGCGGCAAGAGGCGCTGGACCAATTGATCGAAAACCCGAACAACGATGTGCGGGCTGAGGACGTCGTTAGGGCGTGGGATTCGACGGGCGACGCTCGCACGCGCGAGACACACGCGGCTGCGGATGGTCAGGTTGTGCCGCAAGGTGGGGCATTCACGGTTGGCGGATATTCAATGATGTATCCTGGCGACACGTCACTAGGAGCGCCCGCAGGTGAAACCGTGAATTGCCGATGCTATTCTGATATCCGCATCGACTTCTTCGCGAGGCTGGAATAATGATAAAATATACCTTTGCAACTTTGGACCAGTGGACAAAAAAGACCGAAAAGCGAATTGACGCCGTGCTGAAAGATGCAACGCAATCCGTGGTGGCCGTGGCGCAACAGACCAAAGCCAAAGGCGGACGCATGCCGGTTGACACGGGCAACTTGCGCAACAGCCTGCAATCGTCGGTGGCAGGAGGCGCTATGGGTGAGGGCAAGGAATCTTACATCATGGTGGCTGGCAACATGAAAGGTGGCGATCTGGCAACGTTTACGTGGGGTAATGACGATGTTCCATATGCGGCGGCAGTCAACAATGGCAACCGAGGCCGCCCCGGCGCGCACTTTGTCGAAGGTGCCGTCGATCAATGGCCCGCGATTGTGCGGGCATCTATCGCAAAAGCAAAGGCGCGGGTCGGATGAACCACAAGGAAATCAAAGCCGCCCTGCGCACGCGCCTTGCCGCCACACCGTCCGCCCCGCCGATTGTATGGGGTGAAAATGCGCCGGGTGTCTGGGACGCCACGTCGCTGCAATACATCACGCCGGATCCGCCTTATTGGTTGGCGTATTTTACCACCACGCCGCCTGAGCGTTTCGGCCTGTCCAAGTCAAGCCTGATGACCATTCGGTTGTTTGTGGCAGTCTTTGTGCGGGAAGGCACGTTCGAGGATGAGGCTGACGACCAAGCGCAGCGCATCATTGACCAATTCCCCATTGACATGATACTATCCGCCGGAGACGGTCAAATTCAGGTGACAGATATGGGCGACCCACAGCCGGGCGCAATCGACGGCGCATACTTTCGCAAGAATGTGTCGATCCGTTGCCGCGCAATCTTTCAAAGGACACCTTGACCATGGACAAGAAACCGATCACCGGCGCGCGCATCGTCACCATGCCGACGCCAACCGGCACGACACCCGCCATGATCTGCAATGGCGATGTGCCTGAGAAGGGCGACGTGCTGCAATTCGCAATGTCCA